CATTAAACCTGAATTTACATTGATAATAGATTCTGGTGCAATTCTCAACCCAGCATTTACGCTAGAAGTATAAGATTGTGTTGTTGTACCTTTATCATTATAAACAAAATACTCAGCGACAGAAGCAATAATCTGAGCGCCCGTTTTAGGGTCACGCTCTTTTTTAATTTCACGCACTTTACGAATCTTGCGTGGATCAATATATCTTAATTCTTTGATACCTTCTTTAGGCGACTTTTCATCAACAACTACATGAAAATTAATTCTGCCGTCAATGTACCAACGCTTGAACAAATCATCAGCCAGATTGCTAAAGTTAAGCATCTTCTGAATGTTATTGTATTCTTCAAGGATTTTCTTTTTAATAGATTCAGGCTGCTTGAGCTTATCTAAAACAATATTAGCTACTTTGCCTGTTTCATCATGGGTGATGGCTTCGTTGACAATATCGTCAATCGCCATTTCTAATTCGGGATGGTTTGCCATCTCACGATAGCGTGTTACTAACTCAACTTCATTACGAACTGAACCTTCTAAATCTACATAAGTTCCATAGTGAGCATTGGAGGTGATGGTGACTGCACCATCATCCATAGCTTCTGTTGGAAGTGCAAAAGAAGGTTGCTCAGGTAATTGTGTTTGGACAATGTCCTTCTTACCTAAGGTAAACCCAAAGAGTTTTACTGCCATATTATATCATCCTATAAAAAAGAGAAAGCCCGAAGCCCTTCTCGTTACACTACACCAGTTTCAACTGATTCCCACCATTGGTAGGAAAGCGTTACTGTAAATTCTTCAATCGTATCATTAGCGCCCCAATCAACATCAATTGGAGACAAATCTGTTGGATATAAACCAACAAACTTATATCTTTTAAGTGTATTACCTGTTTTGCCAAATTGTCTTACATCACCATCAACTGTGTAACCAAGTGGTGCAAGTGCAAGCGGATTACGCACATTAAGATTGTGACTATTTATACCATTCATCCATCTTTCAAACGCGTTACGAATGATAAAGTCTTCATCGTTAATGACATTAATTGTCCAGTCTGCGAAGGTCCTATTGCCAGCAAATTTTAATTCACGACCAAAGTATTGAACAGGCACAGAACCGATAGTTGCACCGGGTAATTGTGCTGTTTTACACATGAAAGTTAATTTAGTTTGTGCATTTCCTGGTGCAGAGAACACGGGAAAAGGCATAGACACTTCAAACAGATTTGGACGAGCACCGTCACCAACCATTTGACTTCTAAATTCATTTACGGAAAAAGCCATTTTTTATATCTCCTGTTTCTCTATTTATTAAAACTTACCAACAACTTCGTCAAAGCTTACGCCTGTTCTTACTGCTACAAAGTTGAGTTGGATAAAGTTGATTGAACGAGCTGGTTTGATGTAAATATCACCAACGAATTCGTTTCTATCTACGACTTCTGGTGTGTTATTTGATTCATCACAAACCACACGGAAATCATAAATGCCGCGGCGACCTTGAACATCACGCAAGAACGGTTCTACAAGAGCAACAAACTGCGCTCTGGTGAATTGGTCATTGAACTCAAAGAGAGAGAAGCGAGCTGCACGAGCAAGAGCTTTCTCAAGAACAATAAACAATCTACGAACATTAATACGGTCAAATGCACTTGGTTTAGATAGAAGTGTTTTATCACCAAATAATACTATACCTTCGCCTTGGAAAGTAACAACAGGATTAATACCTTTTACATACAAATCATCACGATTTGTTTTTGTTGGGTTCCATGCGAGTTTAATTGCGTTTTTAATAATACCACGATTGAGACCGCCTGGTGAGAACCATGGGTCACGCTCAAGGTCTGTTCTTGCACATAGACCAGCGATGTCACCATTTAATGGTACCCAGCGATATACATCGTTATATTTGTCGTATTGATATTTCCAATTGGAATCTAATACAGCATATGAAGTGCTTGTTAGTGTATCACGATAAGCTTTAATATCTGTTACTTCAGATCCAGCGTTGTCAACACAATCTGCTTTTTCTGGAGATACAAACACTAGGCAATCTTTACGACTTTCTGCCATTGAGATAAGACTTGTTACAAGTGTTGCATTAGCAGGACCAGAAACAACTAATGAGATATCAACTGAATCAGCATTATTAAATTGGTCGTATGCAGTAACAACGTTTGCAGTAGAAATTGTACCATCTACACCACCAATGAGTGATATTGTTACATTAGATGACAATCTACTAAAAGATTTATTAGTAGCTGTAGTGCCCCATGTTGATGTTGCATTAGCATATGAAGCTCCAGCATTAGCTGTTGGGTGGCTTAACCAATGAATATATTTTGATTTACTTGTGATAACATTTTTATAATAGTTTGAATTGCCTGAATCATCTTTAGCATCTGAAGCTTTAGATACGAAAGCATATTTTTCAAGAACTGAACCTTGAGTACCTGTAATTTGACCGTCTTGGTCAATCACAATAATATGAATTTCATCATTAGCGCCACCAGCGTTTGATGTATATGTTGATGTGCTTGGTGCTGATGTAAATTGTGTAGCATAAGCCCAACCAGTAAATGTGTTTGCATCACAGAGAGATACTTGAAGTGAATTGCCTAAAGCTCCTGCGTAGCGAGCTGCAAATTCACCATATGTGCTTGCGCCGCTTGAGAAATTATCTTCATAAGCGTCGTCATTTTTAATTAATACTGCTGTACCGTTAGATACAGCGTTTCTTGTTGTAGCGATACTAGCTGCACGAACAACTTTAAGGTTATTTGAATATGCTAGAAAATTTGCTGCTGAAAACCAATACTCATAATTATCAGAATATGGTTTAAAAAATCTATCAACTAGGTTTACCTCGTCCGAAATAGTTACGATTTCGTCAATTGGACCCCATTGAAATATACCAGCAAATGCTCCAATTGAAGTTGGAACGGAAGGGACAATTGTAGTCAAATCTACTTCTGATACATTTACCCCAGGTGAGAGCTGAAATGCCATTGGATTTCTCCTTTAAATAATTGCTTTACGAATAATATAGTGTTGTTATTAAATTCTTTTATAGTCTATTTAGTTTTTTAGAAAGTTGAAGAAGTATAACCTCTTTCTGTCCATATATCATTATTTTCACGGTCAATCGTAATTTCTTCTTGTTTTCCGTTATCTATGATACCAACAGGAGCTAAATCTTCATCAACCAACATGTTTTGCTCTGCCAACATCAACTTTCTTACATCAATACTTGTAGAATCTTTAAAGAAAGTCTGTGCTGTTAGCCATGCAAATAGAACTAATCCCATCACCAAATCGTCATTGTTGCCTTCTTCAGCTGAATAACTATCACGAACCCTTGAAAAAGTATTCATTTCAGCTATTGTGTCAAAGTCATTAATGATTAACTTATCATTTTCAATAAGTGTTTTTAAGTTAGCGCACCCAATTTTCTTTACAGACTTGGTTGTTTTAATACCAAAAGAAGTAGACCGTCTAAAACCACCCGATATACTTTGACCTTTGATATGATGGTGCTCTAACTTGTATATGTTTTCATACTCTAAATCATAGTGTAAGATGTCAACCACTTGTTGACCAATGTTGTTTGTTTCAATAAGTGCATAGGCCTCATTATACTTCTTCGCCACCGAATAGATGATGGTTGGAAAGAATAATAATGGTAATTTATTATTCCTATATTTAGCGACCTGCCTATAAGGTGTTTGAGTAACATCAACCACATTAATGGTAGAATAGTCTGCCTCTACACCCTCCGCACAATCAACCGTGCAAATATAAAGTCTGCCAGGTATAGGTTGTTCATATATGTCTAATCCTTCATCTGAAGATAATGGATTATGAAATGCTAAACTTCTTAACTTGGTTCCAGAAATCAATGTTGCTGATGAACCAATAAATTCTGTTTCAAACTCTACACGAAACTGTTCTTCACTTGTGTTCCGTATCGTTTCATTTTTCCAAGCCTCATCACGGCCTGGCACTTGTGACCAATGTACCTCAAGTGGTTTATATGTAGAACGACCTTCAATTGAATCCGTCCACATCTTATAAAACTGATTTAACCCATTTGGTGTGGATACAATAATAACTTTGGTCGTTTGACCAGAAGAAATCACAGGATAAGTTGATTGAAAGAAGTCTTGTGCCATATTATGAGGCACAAATGCAAACTCATCAAGAAATATTAAATTATAAGAACCGCCTCGGACACCATCAGCTGATGTAGCATATGCAAATATCTTTGAACCATTCTCTAATTCAATATTACCTTTATTCCAAACCACAACACCTTGTTGTAACCATAAAGGCAAATATTCATAGGCCTTTGTTAATCGGTCCAAAATCTCACGAGCTAATGAACCTTTATTTGCTAAAATACCAACTGTATAGTCT